CTCGCGAGAAACCGGTCATAGTAAGCGTCCACCTCGGCCTGCATCGTCGCTCGGGCCTCATCGTCAAGCGGTGCGAACGGGTGCCCCTCGACTTTATATTTTCCCGCGAATATCAAGGTGGTCTTGAGCCCTTGGGCTTCTTCCCACTTTGAGATGTCAACATGCGGCTGCCAAACACCAATAGAACCCACCTGACCTGATGGCGTCGCGTAAAACTTTTCGGAAGCCGAGGCGATCCAGTAGGCCGCGCTAGCAGCCATGCCATTGGCAACGGAATAGATTGGTTTTGCGCCTCGATAGGATCGAATCTTATCGGCCACTTCCTGCACTCCGAATACGATACCACCTGGACTGTCCACATCCAATACGATCGCCCCGACATTCTGGGCTGATTCGAGTTCATCGATCGCTTGGCCAATCCAATCCGTGGTTGTATCCCCGTACCAAGTATCTTCGCGGTGCTGGACGAGCACGCCGCGAATTGGAACTACGGCTACGGCACCCTTGGCTTTGGGAACCTTGGGTACGCGGGCTTCGGTCGTCCCCAACGGCGCACTTGAATGCAGGGTCACGGTCGGGTCTTTCCTTTCTTCGCGCCGTTCAGGCGTAGCGAGACCTAGTTTGATTAGGGCCTCTACGCGAGGCCATGCTTCACGTAGGATTGCCCACGGAGTTGTGTAAATCATACTTGTCATCGTTTCGTTCCTTTCTTCCAAGGATATCATTTCCGTCGCAGCCACCAATGATGACCAATGCCCGTTCCCCAACTTGGCGACCAAGTACCGTCACGGCGCATATAGCACCGTCCGGACTCATGCCGCTTGATCCGAACCATCCCTTTATCACGTCGCGCCAAGCCTCTTACGCTACCGATGGCAGAATCGAAACAACTGAGGTAATCTGTCGTGCAAGCTCATCCGCTCGATTCGTTCGCCAATCGGAAAGGACAGCGGGCACATCGCCCGCTCCGACAGCCGCGACGAGTCGCCCGTGGTCGAAAGCTATGTATCCCCGAGCGAGCCCGCGAAGCTTGTCTTCAAAATGCTCAATGCCCAGAATGTTGAACGCGGCCTCCAAAGGCGGGCGGAATTTCTCAATGAAATACTCTTCATGGCCTGCATAGAACTCATCGGCCCACTTTTGAAAGGCGTCGGCAGTTGACTCTTTGGCATGTTTCTTCCATGCCTTCTCGATTGCGAGGCATTCCTTGTTTACGACTTGCTGGGCAGCATCAAGAAACAGTCCTACAAACGATTCCGGCTGTACGGGAGCCCTCGCCGTCAATAGCTTTTGGTTTGCCGCAGCTACCGGCATAAGATCTCCATCCTGAACGAATGCCATGTTCGTCGGGACCAAGTAGGTAGCTCCGCCTTGGATTGGGTTCATATCCTCCAGAGTTCGCACGTCATTTGCGGAGAGCCAGCCCCACTGGCGACCGATAGCATAGGATTCGTAGCGCGTCTTGATGTCGCCGCGCACCAAAGAGGCGAGGTTGTGCTTGACATAGAGTGGTTCATCCGGAAAGTATCGCCGTTTGAGGGCCATCTCAATTCGGATGCACCAGGGCAAAATTGAGTCCGTTGCCCAGTCGATATTTTTCTGTTCCACGTTTGAGAAGGTCGATCGGGTATCATCGTGGATTTTCGATGGCGGAACATCAAAAATGGCGCAGATTTCCGTCCGCGTGAACTGCCGCGATTCAAGATACTGCGCGTCTTTCAGCGGCATTCCGACGATCGGCGAATAGTCTAGCCCAGTCGGAAGGAATCCGAGGCCGAATGCCTTGCCGACGCCTTGGAATCGCTCATTGACCAAGGCTAGATGTTCACGCTGTTTTTCGGCGGAAAGCGGCGGGCGGCCGTCCGTCTGTTTGAGCCATCCCCCCATCCACGCGCCTTTGCCGTAAAAGGATGCCGCGAACTTCGCTGCGCCGAGGCCAAGACCGATTGTTTCACGATGGAGACCCACGACCGAAATACCCGTAACCCCATTCAGTGATAATCCATGCAATTGCAATAACTCACTAGGTGAATAGTCGATCTTCTCTTCATTCGGGGGTCGGTACTCGTAGTATAGGCTGCCTTTTTGCGTTTGCATCGGCCTCATATACTGGGTCAATCGAGGCAACAGACTTCTGATTTCACCATCGGTGGCTCGCTTTTCTTCCGCAAACCAGCGGCCCCAAAGCAACAGGTGAACCATGGCCATTTCTCGCCACGTCACTGCTCCAGTATCGGGATTCGCTTCGACTTGAAGAATGCGGTTCAAAGGGTGATCTGTCACGACCCGCCGTTCATTAGCTGCCGTCTTCTCCATTACGGCAGCCGGGAGTGTAGCGACCGTCTTGGCAAGCTTGGCCACACACGCAAAAACTGACGCATAAGTCAGCGCGATTTCTTCGCTGACCTCAACGCCGGCACCCGTCGATTGCCCGCGCAGCATATACCAATAGTCGTCGAGAATTCCCTTGTTGACCCAACCGCTACCAGGCGGCCCGAGCAAGATATCGAGAAGACCAGTCATTTTTCGCCCCTTTCTACCCGATGATCACCGCGGAGGTGCCAGAGCACTGCGGTCCCCGTACAAACGAGCCCGCCGAATACCCAGGCCAATGGCGGCCATGCGGCATGAAGACCGACGATGATGCCGCATAAACCGCAGACTACCAATCCGGTTCGAATTAGTGATCGCATATCATCCCGTCTGTGACGTTTGCTTTGGCAGTTCCACGTACACATTCAAGTCTTTCGTTTCTCGCGCCGCGTCCAAGACCGCCATTGCTTCGCGATGGTTCGGATGCTCGGGGTGGTGGATTGCGTGCTCGGCGTATCTCTTATCCATCGTGTGATTCAAAAGCGTATAGACAATCACTTTGTCTACGTTGTATGCTCTAGCCATTTCGAGAAATGCCGGGAGTTCTCGCCAGTTTGAAGCCTGGAATACAAATCCCCATTCACTCCGCTCAATCTTGCCTTGGCGTCTGAGTTCCTGGACGAAGGCGCAATTTTGCATGAGCCGCGGCCATGATCCGCCACGCAATTTTGCGTAGGTCTCCCTGGTGAAGGCGTCAATTGAGAACTGCACCACCTTGATTCGGTTCCGCATCGGAATCTGGAGGTAGTTATCTGGCGTGAACCCCAAGCCGTTTGTTAGGAAGACGAGTTCTAACTCAGGGTGTTCATCGGGGGCCATCGTGCGAAGCAGTTCCCAATACAACGGCGAGCCGAAAGGATCACCGTAACCGGAGAAGAAAGCCCACCGTGCCGCCTTGAGCATCGGCCTAATCACACGATCCTGGAATGCGCGCAATAGAGCATGGGTTTGGTGTCCCGTCTTGAACCGTACTGGTTCCCGCCGACAAGATGGACACGCAAGATTACAAGAAGGATCGTAACCCAAGTTGACCGTGCGCGGTCCGGACGTTTCGGTGAGCCGTTCGTCACAAATCCTACGATGATATGGATCGCTGATTGCCGATCGCAGAACGGTTGGAAGCTCCCCGGCCGCCATTCGCGGGCACCCCCGGCACATCGGCGGCACGATTCCTTCAAGCCATAACCGTCGAATTTCTTGAATACGCGGCGAGTTCCAGTAACCACGGAGATCGAAGGTCGGCAGCACTTCCAACGGCACACCGTCGTTGAAGCGACCGTCGCCAAAGTACAGATAGGCTTCCTCCGTCGCCCAACACAATGAGCAGAATGCCATACCTACCGTGTCATAACTCACCCAACGAACTGTGAGGTCAAGCCATTCCCATGGGTTCGGACAGAAAAGCGAAGTGGTAACAGTGTCCATGAGTTCTCCAGAAAGCGAGGCGGGCGCAACGAAAAAGGCAATCCGGTGGTTCGGCACCGAACTGCCTATCCGTTGCGCCCCCTAATCCGACGCCTGGCCGGGCGTCGGGAGGTTGCCTCGTTAGTGTTTATTGAAGTCTTCTAATTGGCGATCATATCTTCCGTGCAAAGATGTTCCACTGGTCGTGCTGTGTCGTACCATTTCCGCCCCAAGTCGCCTCCCAATGGAATCCGCGTAGGGCATTGACGATCCACGCCTCCAGGTAAACGGTCCGCTCTACGATTGGCGTTGACACATTGGGTGGCGACCGAAACCAGGTGGACCAGAGCACGCCACCGGGTTTCAGAACGCTGGGCAACTCCTGCAATCCTCGGGCGGATTGCCCGCCTCAATCTGCTCCAACAGGTTTCTCCAAGCCTCGCCCCTCAGCACATTTTCTAGTCCACCGTCAACGATACTCCCCATGGATAGCGGCAAGCGGCAACATGGTTGCACGCGACCATCGGGCAGAATATAAGCCACCATCCACGGCGTTCGGCAGGCCGTCCCCTCCGCACCACAGGGCCGCCATGTAGTAGCTTGGCCGGCTATTGCCGCCTCGATCCGCGGCATTTGCAACCGAATGTTCAGGCTATGAGCCAACTCACTGGCATCCGCGAGATAATCAGCAAACCGACCACGGTCCCTAATGGCGCTCCAGCCTCGGCACGCCGGCGTCTCGATCAGTTCGGTCACAAGGACGCTCTCAACGCCATACCGCGCTGCAAAAGAAATCACTGCGGGCAGTTCACTGATGTTCTTGGTCATCGCTACGAATTCGACGTGAAGCGATGGTTTCTCTTTCTGACCGCGATGGAGACAAAAATCGTCTAGGTTCATTTCCAGAGTCGAAAATGAGGCACCCTGACGGATACCTTCATACGTCTCTCTCGTCGCTCCGTCGATTGATACGTCAAGCCGATCCCATGCCCCGGTTTTCATCAGCCATGCCGTCAGATCGCCAGAAAGGAGCTGCCCATTGGTTTGAAATCGTATCCGACATCCAGAGTCCGCCGCCGCGGCAAATTGCTTGCGAAAATCAGAATGGACAAGTGGCTCGCCGTGCCCATTGAGGAATACGAGCGGGCAGTACTCGCGCATTGCTGGAATGAGTTGCTCAAATATCTCCCATGGCATGGACTTGACTTCATAGTCAGGAAGGACGCGCGTACAGTGTGCACACCTGAGATTACAGGCCGTCGTGGTTTCGATATGGAGAACATCTAGACGGTGGCGCATTAGTTGGGCTTTTCTCCCGCATGAGCCCGATGATTACCGACGAAATTCACTGGGTTGAACTCCCGGTCCCAACCGTCTTGTCTCTCAAATCCACTGCGAGTGAAATTTGCCTGGGGTGCGTTGGCATCGTGAGCGATGTGGTAGACGACCGTCCCTCGCATCGGTGTTATTCCCGCCCGCCGAATTTCCTGAAGAAGAAAGCCGTCTTCCGCACCATAGCCTATGCACCTGTTGTCATAGTGAATTCGCTGCCAGTTCTCCCGACACATCGCCACCATTCCCGTGGCTGCGATATCTTCGTGGCTCTTCCGGCAATCGCGGAAATGACCAAGCCCCGATCGGATTGATCGAATGGAGCACCGCTCGGCGCGAGCCTCAAAGCTTGATGCCATCCAATACACCGGGATCACCGCTTCCGCAGTCGTAACGTTCAGGCATTTGTTCCACGCTTTATGCGTGTACGTGATATCTGGATCGGTGACAATAATCGGATCAAAGCTGGCTTCAATCGCCTTCTGGATTCCAAAATTCTTCGTGCGCGACAACGAAAAGACTGGACGGTCTCCGATCGTCGGAAGTTGTTCTGCCGGAAAGATAGCACATTCCGCATAGCTCGGTACGTCATGCGGCTCGGCAGTAACGACGAGTACACGGCACCGCGACCGTTGGTAAAACTCGTGATTCCAAGCAAAATGATCTGCGAGACGTTCCAGCGGGATCGGATGCTGACTCAATGGGTTGCGATAAAAGACAAAAACCACTGCCGGACGCCCGAGATTTCGTCGCGGAGCGTCGGTTTGCATCGCCTTGCGCCAGGCTTCGGCATGCGCTTTGGCTTGCAGATCGAACGATGTGATCGTGTTGCAACGCAATTGGCACCGCCGACATGCTTCCGGCGCGTCCCCGGTCATTGCCTCTCTGCAAACTTGTCTGCGAAGTTCCCCCCAGCGATTCATTAAGGTATCGAATGTACTCGTAAACACGTTGCCGATACTCGCTAGGCCCCGCCAATCGTAACAGCACGGATGGACGTTTCCGAAAAAATCGACGATGAACTCCGTGAAGGGGCGGAGACAGGGGCGTGCTGAATCCGCCCCAAGGCCAATCAGTCGTCCATCGAGGGGCCATTGATGAACCTGAACATGCCGACATACCTGCAAGAGTGCCGGCAGATTCCTCGGGCCATGCCCGGAAGCAGAATAGTCCGTAACGTGAATCTGCTCGAAAGCACGGAAGTCGGAACAGTCAGTCGGGAACAGCGTTCCGTTGGTCCACAAGAGGAAACGAGCTTTGGGAATGATGGTCCTGATTTGGGCCATAAGTCGAAACATTCGATCCTTCTGTAGAAGCGGCTCATTGTAATAGTGCCACGCCACCAGCCCGTGGAATCCGCGCTGATAGAATCGCGTTGCCAACCGAACGATCATTCCGTCATTCAGAACCCGGGACTTGTCAAGGTGCGCATACCGTCCTAGTCCCAAATTATTCGGGCACGCCGTGTGAATGTGACCGAGATTGCAGTCACGCCCCAGTTCGATCGACAATAACTGGGTCAGGCTCGGCATAACGATGTCCCTGTCTTAAATGAATTCGATGGAGTGGCTCTCAAAGTAACTCCGGTTATCCATCGACGCCGATGCTGCTCGGCCAATCGCCATCGCGGCAGCCACGGCAAGATCAATCTTCTCCCGGCGATTCTTCTTATCGAACCTCCGGCGCCCCCCCGTGTCCTGATAAATTACGCAGTTGGACACACACCACCGCAATACTGGGTTGCCACCATGACGCAACTTTGCGTCAAGAATGAGCTTCTCCATCGCACCGATCGGATCGTTCATAAAGCCGGTAGTTTGACCATGCTCGACAATCTGGTTGTCCAGGAACCCGTCTTCTTCGCGCAACTTGGTCAGGAGATATCGCGCATTTGCAGGATCAAAAGCAAGCTCACGGATATCCCACTGCCATTCGTCTCTGGCCTTGCGGAACGCATGACGGATGGCGTCATAGTCAACCGAATTGCCTTCGGTCAATTGGATGTAGCCTGATTCGGCCCATGCAAGATAGGGCACGCGCTTATCGCGCGTCCGTCCAATCGCATTTTCACGTGGACACCACGCGAGGCAGAGTAGATCGATTCCGGTATCATCAGGAAAGGCGAATGCCAGGGCCGTCAAATCGTCGATACTGGAAAGATCACCGCCAACCCAGCAGGGGCGGTTGCGGAACTTTTCGATAGCCTCCGGCAGAAGTCCCGCAGGTCCGTAGAATCTGCCAACATTACACTTGTCCCACGGAGACCCGGCGTCAACAGAAATCCACGGGGTGCTGCTCTCCGTTTCCTGATTGAGCCGCTTTCGGCGAAAATTCGCTTGGGCCGCCGGCGTTGCCATTGCTTTCTTGGCCAGCCGCCGCAAGTCATCGAGCTTAACGCTTACCCCGAGGTTTGGATTCGCCTTGATCCAATTCCGCTCGTCTGTCCAATCATCCCCTTCATCGAGCGTATAAATGATACCAAACCATGAATCATCTTCCAGGACGCAACCCAAGACCTTCGCAGTCCAAGCCTTCAATTCGGCGTAGATGCTTTCGGTTTCACCTGCATCGCCTGCTGTCGTGATGCAGAATAGCAACGGGTTCCGCCGCGAACCCGTAGAGGTTTCAAGAACATCCCACAAAGCCCGCGTCTTGTGTGCATGAACTTCGTCAATAATCGCGCCATGCACATTCAGCCCATCCGTCGTGTCAGCATCGGCCCCCAATGGCCGGTACATAGATTCAGTCGAATGAACATAGAGCACATCGCGCAAAGTCTCGACGAGCGAAGCTAAGCATGGTGACTTCTTTACCATGTTCTTGGCTTCATTGTGAACAATTTTTGCTTGGTCCCGCTTCGTAGCCGCTGAATAGACTTCGGCCCCAGGCTCATTGTCAGCGATCGTCAATTTCAGGCCAACACCCGCCCCCAGTGTTGACTTGCCGTTCTTTCTAGCCTCGGAAATGAAAGCGACATTGAATCGTCGTGTGCCGTCGCTCTTCTTCCAACCGAAGATGCACCAGATTATAAATGCCTGGTGCGGGTCGAGTTCAAATGGCTTGCCCGCCCATTCGCCTTTCGAGTGCTGAAGCATTTCGATGAATCGAATGGCGACCGTAGCCGCCTTGGGATCGAACCAGAGCCCGCGATCCTTGCCCGTTTCCAGGTCGCGCAAATGCCGTTCGACTGCTTGCCGGACGTACTTACAAGCGACGACACGACCGGTCAGTACCCCGTCAATGTAGGATTCAACCTTGGGGTGAACTGGACACCGTTTAGCTTCTTGCAATTCAGTTCGTTCTAAAATGCTCGTCGCCAAGATATGGAGCCCTTAATTATTCTCCGCAATGCTCCTTAGTAGATCACTCATGGGGTCTTTAATCGGCGCCATCGGCGCCTTGATCTTCGCACGCGATTGCGGCGACAGGCCCAACTGGCCTGCCGCTGACATGAATCCTTTCCATGCCGCTGCGGCCTGACACGTCGCCTTGTAATCCCCGACGCCCATCAATCTTGACCACCGGCAGAACCATCGCACCGCCCCGATCAATACGAATGTGTCAGCCGCGGACAGAACGCCAGACGGCAGGGACCGAACGACGAAGTTCCACATCTTGCGTTCGGACTCGCTCAGGCCAGGTGGCTTCTTCGGCTTGCCTACAGGTGCCAGCCCGTCGAGTCGCTCGCCGTGGCGATCTGGTCGATATGTGCCCTCTAACCGATGTTGGCAGATTGTCTTTGCAGGTCGTCCCATAAACCTAACTCCTTCAGTTACCCCCTAGCCGGTTTTGCCAAAAAAAAAGGAACTGGGTGTTGCGGTTCGGTGGCTTTCCTCCTCTAGAGATATGACCCC